AGCATTATGCTGCATGGGGATTCAACTAGGTGTCGTGTTCTGCACGACCCGGTTCGCCGCGTCAGGTACGCCTGGCGTGGTATGCTATCTAGCTATTGTAGGTACGCCTATCTTAGCTTGAAGTTGATTGTATTAATTTATTCTTTATGCAGGTATGCAAGACTTAGACCACCTTGCCATCGGAGCGGTCCGATGTAAAATGTACTACACCTACCTTTTGTTACTGAGACAGATGAAACAAATATAAAAATAAGATCTGTCCTGTGTGTGCATAAATATATGTTATATGTTTGTGAGAAATACCAAAATGACGGTAACCTTAGCGTAGGAGTCCGTAACCTCCAGTTGGAGGTATTGGTTCGGTTTGACGCCGTTCAATTTGATAAATGTCAATGTGTGTTTATTGTGTTCATAATAAGCGCTGTGCTCCCTTACCGGGAGTATACTACTCACGTCTTGAACCAAACGAGAGTTAAAGCTGTGATTAACAGCAGATCAGAGTTTACCCGACCTGATTGTTATTTATGGGGACCCTCGTAGAATTTAGAGGATTATTTAATCGCAAATCCGTTACTTGGGTGTACGATACACACCAAATGCTAAGCATGGCTAAATATTACGCGACAGTCATACGTGACAGAAGCACGATCGAGAGAGACGATCACCGGGTGTTACCACCCACATGACAATAGATCATGAGTGAACCCCACCCCCGCGTGTTCTTGAACATTGGGGTGAGAGTGGCCCTGAGAAGCCACACTGCTATTCGCCGGTAGGGGAGCGAGCGTCGAAGACCCATGTGTTTGTTGTGTGAGTGATTAACCAGGTATGTATGATCTTTGAGTCAGGCGTTTCAGGCGGCTCAATTGCGTGCATATTCCCGTGTTCTAACCCATAACCAAAGGCTTGAGGCTGGGATTGGAACAAGTATAGTCTTCGGACTAGCCTGATCAAAGGCGCAGGGGGGGCTAATACCCCCTCCTGCATCTAATAGCAATGAAGTTTCTAAAATAGCGAAAAATTACGTCAACCCCGAGGAAATTCCTCAACCCTTATTACCGCTCAAGTCTAGTACTTGTTCTAAATATAATAAAATTGAAAAAATCATAAAAAAGAACATGAAGATTGTTAAGACTGGGAAATGGATTAAACCGCTAGAGTGCTGCGTGCGCAAAGCGCGTTCTTGTCCTATTTTCCATCCCGTTAGCGATACTCCACCATGTTGCCTTGTTGCAGCATGGACGAGTCTCTGTTATGCATTCTTCAACCCAGCACTGTTCGCATGTATTATGCACGGTGTTCGGTTCTGCACCACTGCTATTGCACTTCCGTGCTGTAGCATGTACTCTCTGTACTTTTTGTACTTGTGTGCATATCGCATTTGGCCACGGCCAGTTGTCATACTGGAACCCCAAAGCTTTGGTGAGATTGTATTAGAACATGCTACACCGCATTTTGTACGACGAGTCGACCCTTATTTGAAGGAGATGATTCATGTAGTGTGCTTGTTTGAGAGCTTGAAGGGTGCTAAGAATAAGAGAGCAATGACCGCTTGTATAGTTCAATACTTGCAAGCCCATACGCACGTATCGATTCCTATGTACTTATATCGTACCGTGTGTCGCATTCGTTCCATTGACGATTGGACACGAGGAGATGGTGATATTCTTGGCCAAATGCTTGATGAGGCGTTTGGAGTTGGTGTATTTGAAGAACGAGAAGATGGTTATTACCTCCTTGATGCACAAAGTGGCGATTGGATGCCTTGGTACACTGCTGTCGAGATGGCTTTCTCTAATTGGAAATCATTTAGACATTCTAAGTTGGCGACGTCTTTTACCAATCTGGTAAATGTAATCGTGTCGGCTGGACTGTGTTCTACGGCAAACTTGGACTTCAAAATTGGCAATGTGAAACTGTTTACCCCTATGGTTCAGAAGAAGCAATTGGCAGCTGGCGATGTTTTTGAGGCTTTTTATGAATCCGTCGCAGGATTTATGAAAGGTGGTTGGAGCGTCTATAAGAATGGTAAAATTTCTTCCTTCTTCTTGGAGGAGGATATTGGAGAATTTGAAACGATGTACGCCAAACTCAAATCGATGCACGGCTACGCTATTGCTGGTAATCTTGAGGAATACACTGATCTAGACCAGAATACGTATGAAGTAAAGCTTCAAGAAGCAATTTCGCTGGGTGAAAACCTGTACCGCAAGTTGAAGAAGGGTGAGACTTTCGAACGGAAGTTCTTATCTGATCGACTTGATAGGTTGCGTGACAACATGACTGAATTTGTTCAGATACAAGTGAGAGGAGGTCTTCGAATCTCCCCTTTCTCAGTTAGTCTGTTTGGGCAATCAGGTTGTGGAAAATCATCACTCACGAATTTGACTTTGGCAGCTGGTTTGACGTATAATGGATTGGATGCCTCTCGAGAACGGATTGCCACTTGGGCTGATAATGACAAATACGCCTCGAATATTAGGTCGTATATTAATGCTATAGTTTTTGACGATTTTGCTAATACACGTGAAAGATTCATGGATTTTTCACCAGCATATCGTTTGATTCAAGTCATTAATAATGTCAAATATCTCGCCCCTATGGCCGACGTGTTTTTGAAAGGCAAGGTTGCTCTGAACCCTTATTTCTGTTTGATTTCTACGAACGTTGAATTTTTGAATTCGCAGGTTTATTCTAATGAACCGGAATCTGTCCTACGTCGAATGTATCATGTGAAGGTTGTACCACGTCCGGAGTTCTGTGAGAACGGGATTCTGAACAAGGACAAAATCGCACGTAGATTTGGCTTGGTCGAGGCCCCGGATATTTGGATGCTCACCATTAGGAAATATGATGTCATGAATAAACGACACATTGATCCTGAAGGCATGAGACCTATCATATTTGAAGGCAAGCGAATGATTAATATCGACGTTTATGAATATCTACGCTGGGTTCAAATTGCATCTAAACGCCATTTCGAA